GTACTGAACGCAATTTTCGATTCCATCAGAGATCATGTCCTCCTTAAACATGTAATTAACAAAATTTGGTTTAAACGATAAATGATTAGCGATCTTTAAAAAACATTCACCAATATATCGTGGGATGACTGGTTTAGTCTTATCCCTTATCTTAGCAATCTCAACGTCCTCACGATACTTGATTAGTGCAGCAAGGAACTCTTTGTTATTAACGTAATGCTCTGATCTTTTTCTACGAGCCATAGTCCCCGCCTTCATTATCATGAGTCTTTATCACTACTATGTATTAGTATAGCATTTCTACACATAGTTGACAAGTTATAAAATCATATGTAGAATAACTCTGTCAGGGTTCAAGGGATATAATAGCTATGTATTATTAGGTTCTTCTTTAGTACTTTGTTTAAATATTTTTTCTAAATTCTCTTTAGCATCTCTAACAGTAGATAAATATCCCATCTTTCTATTTAATTTTGCTTGATGTTCATAATCTTTTTGACAATCTCTAGTAAAATTTTGATGTAGCATAATCATTTCCAAATCATTAGATTCAGATAATGTAAGGACATCATTGAGATTTATAATAAACATATCTTCTCTAGTAGTCTTTAACCAAGGTTCTACTTTATATCCTATAATACCAGATTTTCCTTTAACTTCACAAACTATCATTGGATTATGTACAAGTAACATAGTCCTTCCTTCTTCTTCCGAAGCGGCGACTTTGGCGAAAACTTCTTCACCAGATTTAAATTTTAATGTTGCATAAAAATCATCTTCTATGGCCATAATTTCATTTTCCCTTTAATTGTATGCTGATTATTTCATAATTAAAATTTTCTTCGTTGTAGATTTTAATTCTTTCTATAAAATGATTTAAAGTGTAGTTTCTCCTTTGGTTTTTAGTGCAATCATCTGCTATATCGTAGAGAATTGCCTTTACTTTTGTAGAACTTTTTCTAAGTACACGTCCAATGCTTTGGAGATTTCTAACTCTCGATTTTGACGGTGAGGCAAAGATAACGTTATGGAGTCTCTTAATATTAATGCCAGTACTAAATGTTCCATACGAGGCAACGATGATGGCATTTTCCTCCTTCTCGGTAATTTCCCTTACAGATTCTCTTTCTTCAGCATCGACACCACCATGCACAAAGAATACTTTACGATCACTTTGTTTATTTGTATTTATTAAATCATATAATACTGCTCCGTGAGTTTCTACTCTACTGTATAATATAAGACTATTTCCTTTTAAATCTAATGCTAAGTTCTTTATAAAATTATTTCTTTGCTCATGTGATATGAGATATTCAATTTCATCTTGATAAGTTTCAAATTTTTTAGGAGGGTGTTTTAGTACAAGACACTGTATATCTAATTGAGAAAGGTGACCTTGCCTCATTAATTCATCTGTTTTTGTTACTTTATATGACGGTCCAAACAATCCCTCTAAGACCCATTTATGCGTCTGTGTGCCGTCTAAAGTTCCCGTAAACCCAAATCTATGCTTGGCATGATGTAACTTTGTCATTATAGATACTAATGACTTGCTCTTAAATAGGTGAGCTTCATCTCCTATAACTACATTATAATCTTCAAAAAATGATCTTTCTAATTTATAGACTGATTGCCATGTAGTAATCGTGACTGGATATTCATTAGTTCGTTCTTTACCCGCATATATGCGATGACAATATGAGTCAGCATCCCAACCATAATCAAAAAAGTCTTTATACATCTGCTCTACAAGAGATGTCGTGGGTACAACTAAGAGAATTTTTTGTCCTTTCGCACAATAATATCGTACAAGAGAGTATATCATCAAAGACTTGCCTGAAGCAGTGGGTGATATCAATAGCTTTCTATTATGTCTTAAGGCATCGTATACTCCCTCAATTTGGTATTTCCGTGGAGTTTGACGACAAATAGATTTCATATAATCTTTCACACCCTCATATGATATCTCCTCATTCACCTCAAAAGGAGTACCATAGTATTCATTATCTACAAATTTATAACTATAATCTCTTCTCTCACAAAAAGACACAATCCTATCCAACAGACCCACATAGATCCGTTTATTTCTCATATCAAATAAATGTATTTCTCCGTTCCAATTCCTTTTTCTATATTGAGGCATGAACTTTGCACCCTCTACTTCAAAAGTAAAGTAGTCTCTCAATTCATACTCAATATGAGGTTCAGAATCTATTCTTAAAAATACTTCGTTAGCCTTTGATATTACAACATTGGCTGTTGTGTCAATCACCCATCCCATGCATTTCTATGGGTATTTAGCTACCCCTGTCAACCCAACCCAGACTGGAATCTCATAAACTCAATAGCATTCTTAATTTGATATGTTCTGTTCTGTATCACTTTAAGGATGCTTTCAATATATGCAAGCATTGTATCATAGTAATCTATCTTCAATGAAGTATTAGAAAGTTTCTCATCTGCATCAAGATACTTCGTCATAGTATCTTTATCTCTTATCTTCTTTGGAAATGGATTCTCAATATAAACTTCTGGGTCTGCTTTCCCACTAAAATACTCATACCGTTCATGACGGATGTTCTTTCTTTGTTGTTCTGCTTTCTTTCTTAGTAGAAAGATAGTATTATATAATTCAAAATATTTTGCATGTAGAGAGGGGATGTTTAATGACTCCTCATGTAGATTATCACGATCTATTTTTGAATCTTTCTCCCACATCTCTTGAAGCACTTCAAGAGTTACACTCATATCATAAAGGATTATTTTCTAAATCAGTTAGTCCGTATATAGTATACTTGAAACCTACCTCTGCTGTAAAGTATTCGATGTCAGTATCAGTAGCATCGAATTGCATTGTAGTTAATGAATATGGCCACAAGTCTTTGAATACAACTTGAAATTTGGGAACTAAATTACTACTTAATATCTGTAGAGTTCCATCAGAATATATCTTCTTTCCAGATTGTGTAAACTGTCCAAATCCACCCGCTTGGTACAAAGGATCACTCTTTTCTAAATCAATAAATTCTGCTGGATCTTCTGGGAAACCTAACCCACGAATCCAATTTTGAATTTCCATATAATTACCAAGATCTTCATCAACTAAAAATCTTAAATTTAAATCACCAAACTCAATCTTATCACCAGGAGTTGGAATGTCTTTTAGATAAGTAGGTTGCTGCGCTATACCTAGAGTTAAGTCTGGTATATTTGCTTGATTGCAAAAGAAAGCAGCCTTGGGTGATCTCTTCAATGCAAATTTAAAACCAACTGGAGATAGAAAATTCCTATTCTCTATTGGAGTACCTGGTCTAGGTTTTGGTGAATTACGAACTGCCATTATTCTTCTGAAACGTGAGGATTTATACGTCCTTCTAATTTTCCATAACGATCTTTATCTGCATCAATTACCATTTGTGCAGCTTGTCTACCAATATAAGTAGTTGCTTCTACTTTTGTTCCCCAATGACCAGGAAGACCTTCGGCAACATAATAGTCACCTCCACCATCAGTAACCCCGTCATCAGTTTTAATGTAAAATCTCATTATTCACTCACAACAGTTGCACCAGTAAAACCACCATTTTTACCATCTGAATTAGCAATCATAGCATTCGCTGCTGATTGAGTATAGGTTGCTTTCGCTGAACTATCTTGAGTCCATGTAGCATTGCCTTTATAATACACATCACCAGAAACTAGAATAGCTGGTTTTTTAATGTAGTATGCCATTTTTTCTAAGTTTTTAACTATTTAGTCCTTTGTGTAAAATCAATACCTTCCATATGATCATACTCATGCTGAAAGATTCTTGCTATAAATCCAGTTAATTTAATCTTATGAAGTTCTTTTCCTTCATCTTCATACTTAACTACTATGGTTTCTGGTCTAGCAATATCTAAAAATAACTCTGGATATGATAAACATCCTTCCTCCATAGTAACCATCTCCTTAGATTCTTTTACAATCTTTGGATTAAAACATGTAAGAGTATCTTGTGATTCCATATCAGAAATCATTACAAATGCTCTTTCTTTTATTCCTATTTGATTAGCAGACAGTCCCACTCCATTATGGTGGAACATGTTCTCAGTTAATGTATATGATAATTTACCACGATCCAAATTATAACTACACTTTACTATCTTCTCATGTAGTAATTTATCATTCGATGGTATCAGTTTCTTTAGCATTGTCTCTTTCTAGTTGCTCTTCCAACTTCGCTTTAGCAGCACTAACACCTGCTAAACGTTGCTCTAAAGTATCTTGAACACGAGTATACATCTTTAATTGCCATTGGCGATACTCTTTAATTTTCATTTTAGCACGACACAGCATGGTTCGCAATCCAACTTTACAAGTTATTTAGATAAAAAAAAGACCCTCCCGAAGGAGAGTCTTTGTGAAATAAAGAAGATATGAACTTCTTACATAAGGTTCTTAACAGCAACACGTCTGTAGTAACGGTTAGCATCCACGTTAAGAGTTCCAAGTCCCTGAGTTGTACCTTCAGCAAATGGGTTAGCAACAAGACCATATCTTGTCTTAAATCCAATTTTTGGCTGGAAGGTGTTCTCACCGACTGCACGTACCATCTGTAGTGGAACGTAAGGACAATAGAACAGTCCAGCGTCGTAAGGTGAGGAACCTTTGTAACCAACAACGTAGTACTGGTTACCAGGAGTTGCGTTAGCAGCAGTTATGTTAGCAGCATATGGGTCAATGTAGACTCTATACTTACCTTGTAATGTACCAGCAAATGTATTACCAGTGTCATCAACGTTAAGGTTAGCATTAAGAGCAGGTGTGTAATCAAGTACACCAGCCATTGTCAATGCAGAAGCAACGTCAGCAGAGCAAAGGATGATGTTACCCTTTCCACGACGAGTTCTTTGTGCGATTGCGTTAGCATCTCTTTCGATCTGGAATAGAAGTCCCTTGAACTTCTCAACAGACCATCTGCCGTTTGAGTCGATGTCTAGGTCGAAGATACCAGCGGTAGCAACGTTCTGGACAGCACCCTGTTCAGCAGTTTTGTAGATAGTACGAATAACTTCTCTGTTGATCTCAGCAAGAATCTCAGTAGAAAGAATGTTTGCCAACTCGGCTTCTGCATTCAATCCGTGGATTGCTTTAAGATCTTGAGCTAGTTCTAAACTGTACTCAGCTTTTAGTGCTCTAGACTTCGCTGTAACAGTGACCTTCTCGATTGAGAATGCCATCTGGTTGAATTCGTTGGTAGAACCATCGCCCAAGGCTTCTGCCTTGTCGGTTCTCATACCTTGTCCAACGTTGTATGAAGTCTGTGAACCTGCGCCACCAACTGGGTTAAGAACAGCAGGGTTTGTACCGCCCTGTGAAGTTGTACCCATACCAGCGGATACGTCTGTATCGCCAGCAGTTAGTTTTCCACCGCCACCAGGCTGACCAGAGAATGCAGTATCTACTTCGTTGTAGAATGTCTCTGTTCCAGACTGACTGGAGTAGCGTGAACGCATTGCAAAGATTAGTCCAGTAGGACCACTCATTGGTTGAACACCAGCAAGGTCATATGCGACCAAGTTAGGCATTGCACGTCTAATCAATGAGATTAGAACTGGGTCGAAACCAGCAACTGGACCAGCTGCTGTAGCAGCACCAGAGAAACCTTGTGGGTTTCCACC